AGTTTGTTTGCTTGTGGTTGCCATAGTACAACCTCTCCCACTGTTGTTGTGACTCCGTCAATAACAGTAGTTAAATTCTCTCCATGGGTATAGTTTCCTGTACCACCCATTGTCATTTCTATTGTGTAAGCTTGGTCTGCTTCTACTAAGTCTGCAGAAGTTCCAGTATCGAAATCTTCTCCACTGTATTCGAATAGTGAACATCTTAGTTTGAAAACAAATAGTTTTCCTAACTGGAAGAAAGGGTCTTGGTCTTCTACGAATCTGATTTCAAATAAAGAACCTGATAGTGGGAAGTAGATTATGTCTCCTTCGTTAGGTCTTGCAGAAACAGCTAAGTTTGAATCTAGAGATATAAATCTCTCCCATGTTCTAAGTGATATAATGAATGTTGCTTCTTCTTGGATTTGAACACCGAACTTAGATACTAAGTCTCCTTCTCCCTCGAAACCTTCGGAGTTCTCTAGATACATTTCTACCTCATACGAGTCACCAAATTTTGACTGTATGTCTTCTGTAAAAATAGAATCTTCCTCTACGATTTGTCTTGGTAGATATAAGACATCATGTCCGTAGAATCGTAATGATTCAACGACTAAATCCTCGTATAGGTGCTGTTCCGTCTTAACAGCATGGTTAAAATAAACATTCGTAGGCATTCAATTACCCCATCATATCCATGACTGGAAGCTCGTAATTAAGTCGAGATTCCTCTTCTAATTTTGTTATCTCCTCTTGTGCTTGTGATTTCATCTCAGCTGCGTCCATGGTCACACCGCCTGGCAATGCAATACCTTGAAACTTAGATAAGTTTTCAGCCCATTGATATTTCACTAATGCAGTTGCATATCTTTTCAACCACATATCATTAAAGATATCTGTAAAGTCTGTTGGGTCTATTTTTCTATGACATTCTATGATAATATATTCGTTTGCAACTAACGCTTCTATGTCTGCGTCTAGATACAATCTATTCATATGTTGTTTATATCTTATAGGTACTTGTCCTACAAGTATATTATCCATCATAGTAATATGTTGTTGTACCATTTCATAGTACAATATGTTTGTTGCAGATAAATCATACAAATCATTTAACCTTAGTTGATATCTAAGGTCAAACATGTTTAAGTTATGTTTATCATTGAAGGGAAATATTCGGTTGACTGCAAGAACAAACTCGGGTAAAACTATGTAATTCTTTTGTTGTTGAACTTGTTGGTCTGTATAATCATGTGTTCCAGCTGCAGACTCCGTGAAGGTCTCGTCTGTTCTCATAGTTGCAAGATTATCTGATGTTAGTTTGTGTTTAAGATAAACTCTGATAGAACCGTCATAATGATACTCTTGGAAATACTGCATTGCCTCGTCAATTCTATCATCAAACTGGTCATCGTCCACATTGATTTCTAGAACAGGAGCTCCAAGTTTTCTCTTAATGTATTCTTTTAGTGTTGCTTTACTGTTCGGTTTTGCCATAATAGTAGTATTCCTCTAGTCTACTACTATTTATACTATTTCTACTCTTGGAAGAAAGTCTTAGTCTGTAATCTATCCAATTTCTCGTCTATCTTGTTGATAGATAACATAATTTTTTCAAAGTCTGCCTCGATTTGTTCTCTTGTGGCATAGTCTTTGGCAATCTCTTCTCGTGTTTTGTTAACAAGAATGTCTAGTCTTTTTTGTTCAGATAGGAGATTACGAACCAAAAAACCTGCGGGAAGAATGATTACAGTGACTAGAAAGTTCCAAATTAGGTAGGGTGATATCGTAATTTCCATACGATTATTTATGGAATCTACTTCGTCAATTCGCCATCTTGTATGTTAAATAAATTCCAATCGGGGTCTATCGGTATGTTGTCAAACCTTTGTTCTGCATTGAGATAGTTTGTTATTGAATTGAATGCAACACTATATCTATCTTTATTGGTTTGATTTGGTTCGACCATATGTATACAACCACTTGGGAAAATAAGTAATGTACCACTGGTAGGACTAATACAATGATTCTCTCTGATACGAGGACAAGGTGGAAAATCACTGAGTACAGTTCCACCACCAGCTGAATTTAATGCAACAAAATCACCTTCGTCACCGTCTGCATGTACATAAAAAGCACCACTTAAAAAACAACCATTGTGACCGTGAGGTCTATTCCATGAACCTTTATCATTTATATTTGCCCATGCATTACCCATGGATAACTGACAAACTGTAGGATTCACACCAAAGAAAGGTAGGACTTCACAATTCATTTTTGTATTTAAAATCCTAACCCATTTTGTCCATGCTGGTCTAGCCTCGACCCCGTCATTTGACTGCCAACCTGTGTAAGCATTAGAAATCTGTCGTCCCACTGGGTCTTTCCTTCTCATACCGTCCATGTCTGCTTTCAATTCATGGAGATACATTTCATCTATGAGTCCCTCTTCCAATAAGTTATACTGAAAGACAGGCATAGGAAACAATAATCTAACTGACATAATCTATTCTCTATCTATTTTTTTCGAAATCGACCCGTCCCAATTCAAGTCCGTATGACTTCTTTGCACATCATTAAAGTCCATTTCTAGTTGAACCTCTTCACTTTGCTCAGGTTTGTGCATAGGACATTCGGGTGGTGGATTCTCTCCTTCTTCTACCTTATTATACATTCTACTTTTCGGTTGCCAAATCTTTGCACTTCGATAACCGCCTATGTTTAATTTCTGTGTAGGAAGACCCGTCTCTTCATCGACAAGTTTCATTTTCCTTTGCCATTTTTGCATAGAGTCTTCGTCTATACCATATTTATTATACCAATCATCAGCGTCTTGTAGGAAATATGTTGAAGTCCATTCGTCTCTTTTGAAAGGGAATACTTGTACTAATGGAGTTCCTGCTTCTATCCAAAATGAATGTTTTACTTTAGGGTAGAATATAATTTGTGCATTATCTAAATTAACATTGAACTTATCTGTATCTATTACACCTTGCCAACATGCAAAGAATCTGTTTTGAAAAAGAAAAGGGTCTAAAAATAAAACAGAATAGCCTGGAGGTGTTTTCATATTCCAGTATGAGGATACTTTGAATGCATCATGAACTGGTGCATCGTCACCCATATAACTTATGTAATCAGCTAATTGTGCTTTTGGGTGAGAGGCAGAATGTTGTTCGAACCACTCGGGTGTTCCAAACTCTTCACTCTCGTCAGGCCAATCCCATGTAGAACCATTTCTAACTGGTATATCTTCGGTTGCAACAATATAATATCCCATGGTCAACCAATCTTGCATAGAAGGACATGACCTTATAGTTTGTGTCAACCTTCCTCTGTGGTCAACACGGATTTTCATTTTCTTCCACCACTCAGGCATAAACTCTTTGGCTGCAACTGGTCTAAAGAGTTGATAACTCTTTTCGTGGTATGTTCTAAATTCAATCGTTGGCATATCTTTGTTCTTCTGATAGAAGTGATATCTCGTCACCTCTAATTACTATAGACCGTCTATCTATATATCGTGCGTTCTCTGAGGGTGCTTCTGCACCGTGTGGTATTCTCCCGTCAAACATGAGTAATCTATTTGGTACAAAGTCAATATTATCTAACTCGTAATCGTCCATGTCTGATAGTATACCTGTTTGTATATTCCTGTCATACATTCTCAATTTACCACCCCAATGTGGATTCCAAAACTTGTTTGTATAATATAAGAATGATAAATTCCAGTTATCTTCTGGCTGACAATCTGCATGAGAAGTACCATGTTGACCATGAGTTTGAGAGTTTCCACCAGCATACTGAAATCTTTCCCACCGAAAACCAAAATCTGTTTGTATTTTTCTATCAAGATATCTTATGATATATGGTTTATAACCAGTGACCTCTGTTTCTTCTCTCTTCCAACCACTGTAAAATGAACAACCCCATAGTGAATGGTTTGGTAGTCCACCTCTATTACTTGTGGTTCCAAGAACTTGATTTGTTTTTTGCCACCCACAAAAATCTAGGTATCTATCTATATGGTGGTGAACATTACTAGGTAAATAATTATCTATTACATAGACATTATTACCCAAAGGCATTTCTTGAATATAGAAGGGGTCTTCTATATAATGTACATTAATTGATGTTAGGTTCATCATAACCACCTGTCATTTCACTAGGTGGAGGGACTTGCATTAAATAATCTTCTAAAGGTTTTAGGGTGTCTTCCCTAGTAATTGCAATCTCTCTGTATATATTCTCTGCTACATTACTGACTGCATCTGAGTATTCTAACACTCGTCTTGCATTTGACCTATGTGGGTGTGCTGAACCTTCTCTTCCAGCCATTAGACATTCCACCATGTCGTCAAATCCGTATTTCTCTAACTGTTGTATTACATTGTTTCTTGTAATCTCTGCAATCCTACCACAATATTGTTGATTCAAACTAACACCATTTGGTGGTTCTGCATTTGCAATGTAAGCTTCAATTGCATCTTTCTCTACTTCGGATAAAGGTAGTTTTTCCTGTGAGTCAAAGTCTTTCTCTTCGTCCCAAGTTTCTATCTTACATTCGATATCATCGTATATAAGTACAGTATAATCAAATCCCAGTTCAGGCTTATCTACATTTTCATGTTCCCATTGTAAACCATTTGATTTTCGTACTCTGAGATTACCGTTTTCACAATAAATTAATGCATTCATAATATCTCCATTATAACATAAAGTGTGCTATTTTGCAACACTATTTTTGATTCTTCTATAGAAGTCTAACATATTTATGTGTTCACAATCCATGCCTTTTATCCATGGCCCACCTCTTGTATAGTGAACTGCATGGTGAGATTGTTTGACTTCTGTTTCATACCCTTCTGTAGCAATTTTATCATGTGGTATTTTACTAATCATATCAGTCCATTCAAACTGGTGAAGGTATTTTCCACTTTCAGTATTTACAACTTCGGGTGTAAGTTTTCTACAGTCTTCGTGACCATTATTAAATATCATCATACTAGACCATAACTTTTTAGGATAAGAAACATTCTTTTCTCCATTGA